TGTAGACTTCCTTGTCGGCAATTATTATATCGTCGCCAAGAACCAAATAGTCTCGAAAGCGGGTTTTACCTACTTTCTGACTTCTATACTTAATTAGAGCATGTAATGTGGTAACACATACGGCCCAACTTCTGTACATTCCTATGGGTTGACCGACTTTGTAGCGAACTACGCTGTCTGTCTCCCTATTCGAACCTTTGAGATGAAAATCTCGCTGCGTAAGAATATGAGTCCAGTGCAAACTTACTTCAGACCCTAGAACCCTATTGACGATCGCCGACTGCGGACCGATTGGAAATCGATCTGTAAAGGCAGTGGTGTCAATAGTTCCTAGCCATGTACCATTAGAAGTTAACTTCTTAATCGTACTGACTAGGTGACCATGTCGGTACGTACAATCCGTATCTATACGTCGTAAAGACGCTATAAATAAATCATGTACAGGAAGAAGTGCCATTTGAGACCAATAGTCTGCTATTGCGACTACGCGGGTTTTGCCTGCGGATTCACTTAAGAATCTAAGTTTTGAATGTACTGCTTCCTTCTTCTCTACTGCTTGCGATATCTTTGTTGTCATCAGTCTTTCGACTGCTGGCGCTGTAATGCGCATCAAACTTTTAATATTTTGATACAACTCAGGTCTATCCTTGAGGGCCGAAAGGTCCTGCAAACAGGAGTAGACAGCCGGACCATTTGGTCCTTTTGTCGAACGTAGAGGAATACCGTCTAGAGGTGACAGCTTTATATATTTAGCTGGCCCCTTCCACTTAAAACAGAAATCTGTAAATTTCGAAAGGAAATTAGATCTCCCTTCAAACGGAGAAGTAATAGTCCTAGTTCTTGGAACTGGACTTACCTTTAAGAGCTTAACTGCTCCAAAGAGGGTATTGACTTCTCGTTTTATTTGGTGGTTAGAGGAACGAATCAAGTCTTTCCAAGGGCGTAATACCCGAGGGAAACCTGTATTATCAACTGCGTGCCACGGTAGGGCCTCCGGATTAATATCTAGAGTCC